TCCATGACTTTAGTAAACACAAGAGCAGCTTTTGAAAAGGCAGTGACAGATGCAGTAGCAGATGTAGATCCTACTGTTGAAATGGTTTATGACAATATGATCTATAAAACACCAGGAAAAAATAAAAAGTATGTCGTCATGTCAGTAGATTTTGCACAGGCTACAACTCAAACTCAAGGCACTTCAAAGGATTTTTATTCTGGTGTTATTCAATGTAATGTTTATTGTCCTAGAGGTAAGGGCACTGCATCACTATCATCTATTAGTGAAGCTGTTATAGATGGTCTTACCTCTGTTAATGCCAGTGATTATACCGATACGTTTAGTTGTTCTCCAAGAGTATTAGATGTTGTGGGTCCTGCTCCTATTGAATTAGATGATTCTGCACACTTTTTAGGCTTAATCTCTTGCCAATTTACCGCAAATGCCTAGTATACTAATATCAGTTATATATTAAAATGACACGAGCCGTAGACCTTCTTAAAAACAAGTTTGGAGTTTCACAACTTTACAAGCATGATGTAAAGCAAGATGATGAAATCATCCTCACTGTTTATTGGCATCCTTTGACTATTGCAGAAAGAGAAGCAATACAGAAGAAATCAAACTCTGATGACGTTAATGATTATGCGTTGCAGATGATGATAGAAAAATCATTAGATAAAGATGGTGCAAGGTTATTTCAAGATGGAGA